AGCCACAACCCCGCCAACGGGGAGGCCACCCGCGACGGCAGCGACAACAACCGTTCCTGGAATCACGGTTTCGAGGGTGACAGCGACGATCCCGCCATCAATGACCTGCGGGCCCGGCAGGTGCTCAACATGCACGCCACCCAGGTTCTCGCCGCCGGGACCCCCATGATCCTCGCCGGCGACGAGTTCGGGCGCACCCAGAAGGGCAACAACAACGCCTACTGCCAGGATTCTCCGCTGAGCTGGGTGGATTGGACCCCCGATGCCCGCTGGCAGGCGGTCCGGAGCCGCTTGGCCGAGCTCCTGCGCCTGAGGACGAAGCATCCCCTGCTGCGTCCCAACCGCTACCTGCACCACACGGACGTCATCAACACCCACGGGGAGAACCTCGGACGCGTCGATCTCACCTGGTTCAACGACCACGGCGCCCAGATGACAGAGCAGGAGAAAACCGCAGCAGACCTCAAAACAGCCCAGGACCGCGTGGCGGCTCTGGAAGCACAGATCGCCGAACAGCAGCGCCAGGCGGCGGTTGCTGAGGCGCTGAAAACGGCAGGGTTGTCTGCTGATCTGGCCGGGCGCATCCAGGGCTCAACCCCGGACGAGCTCGTCGCCGACGCCAAGGCCTTAGCCATGGCGCTAGGCGAGCCGCCGGTCGACCCCTCCCAAGGGCAACATGCCAGCGGCAGGGCAACCCCCCGCAGCCTCACCGAGGCACTCCGTAACCACTACAACATCACATAAAGATAGGAGGATCGCGCCATGCCTATTACCCTGGCAGACGCCAAACTCAACACTTTGGAAGACTACGACCCGGCGATCATCGACGAGTTCCGCAAAAACTCCCCCTTGTTGGACTCCTTGATCTTCGACACGGCAGTCAACCCCGCAGGTGGCGGTGCCACTCTCGAATACGGCTACCGCCGGCTAGTCACCCAGCGGGGCGCCGAATTCCGCGAAATCGGCAAAGAATACACCCCCCAAGAAGTCAAGACTGTAAAAAAGTCCGTGGAGCTCAAACCGCTGGGCGGTACTTTTGAGGTGGATCGGGTGCTTGCTCACCTCGGCCCCGCAGCCAGCGACGAGGTAGCTTTGCAGACCTCCCAGCTCATCAAAGCTACCAATGCCAAGTTCAACGACGCGATCATCACCGGCGACACCGCGGTCGACGCCAAAGGCTTCGACGGATTGGACAAGGCGCTAAAGGACTCCGTGACCGAGCTGAACGCCTCGGGGGAGAAAGACTGGACTGCCCTCACCACCGCTGACTCTGCGTTGGCTATCCTCGATGACTTGGATGAGCTGCTCGGTGCCTTGGACGGCCCGCCTACCCTGCTGCTCTGCAATAAGCGTGTGCTGGCGAAGATCCGGGCAGCCGCGCGCCGGGCTAACCTGTACACCCAGCAACCAGTCGAGGGGCTGCTGGGGGCTAATGGCCATGAAATCACCCGGGAAATGCTCGGCAACGTTATTCTTGCGGATGCCGGTGAGAAAGCCGGCGCGAACGACCCGGTGATCCCCACGGCCGCGGGCAAGACCAGCATCTATGCCGTACGCATCGGCCTAGATGGATTCCACGGTGTTACCACTACTGATGGCCAAATGCTGCGAACCTGGTTACCTGACTTCAGCACCTCCGGCGCCGTGAAGCGTGGCGAAGTGGAGTTGGGGCCGGTCGCCCCGGTACTCAAATCCACCAAGGCCGCCGCGGTGCTGCGCAATGTCAAGATCGGGGCCTAATCATGGCCATCGTGAAAACCCCCGTCGAGGGCTACACCGGCCCTATCGGCACTGACTTGTTCGTCGGTGGTGTCTGCACCGACGTCCCCGACGACCGGCTGGACTACTACCTGCGGCAAGGCTACATCATCCTCGACCAGGAAACTACCACGCCGCAGGAGACGCCAATCCAGCTGCCAGCCGATGGCGCCCCAAAAGCCGACTGGGTCACCGTAGCTGTTCAGCTCGGCATTGACGTCAAAGGCAAAACTAAAGCCGAAATTATCGCGGCAGTCACCGCGGCCACCCCAACAGTGGAGGAGTAACCCCCATGGCCACCTGGCTTGCTGCCGACCCTAAAACCCTGTGGCCACACCTCGACAACACCCGCTTGGAGGAAGCGAAACGCCTCATCGAACGGGCGGAACGCATAGTCCTTCAGCGGTTCCCCAGCATCCCCACCCGCATCCAGCAACACCGGCTCAGCGTTGATGTTGTTGCCGGCGTCGTGGAGGACATGGTGACCCGCGCTATCGCCAAAGAAGACCGGGGTGGGCTCACCCAGCTGGCCTACCCGGAGGTGACCATGCAATGGGAAACCGACGGGGCGTTGGGGCAGGGCTCAAGGCTGTGGCTCACCACCGACGAGGTCGTTCTGCTGTCCCCGCAGCTGGCCCAGGGCGCCTGGAGCATCCGTCGCAAAGCAACGCCCACGCTGCCGGAGGACCGATGCTAACCCCTCGTGTCCTCTTCCAGCCTGGGTGGCAGTATCGGCGGCAAACAACCACCCAGGACGACCCTATCACCGGGGAAATCATCGTCACCACATACGAACCCATTGCCGGCACCGGCCTCGTCCAAGAGGCCTACTGGACTGGCATGCAAGAAACCACGCCCACCGGCGGCATCCGCGACGAACGACTCGTCATGTTCGCCCCCGCAGGTGCTGCTGTGGCGGACCTTGACATCACCGCCAAAGATGAATTCGCAGGTCCCGACGGCCGAGTGTGGCAGTGCATCAGCGATGGCATTGCCCGCGGCATCCCCGGCCTGCCACCCGACTACATTGCGGCACGAGTCCGCAGAGCAAAGGAGAAAGAACAACCATGACCGAAACCATCCCCACCACCCAAGCCGAGCAGTTACTGCCCGCGGAGGAAGGTGTCCACGACGGCATCTACCACGGCACCGACGACGCCGGCAATCCCTTCTACACCGCGGCTGGCAGCCCCTACCATCTCGCCGACATCCGTAAGAAACAAGCCGCCCGCGCCGCCGAAGCGGCCGAGAAGGAAGCAAAGGAGGAAACCCCCAGTGGCGAAAGCGAAACTCACCCTGTACCGGAGGCAAATACTCCGCGACCTGCGGCGCCAAACGGTACCGGCCCGAAAGAAAATCGCCCAGGAGATAGCCAGCCAAGCTAAAGCCATTGCTCCCGTTCTCACCGGCGAATACCGTGACGGCATCGGCGCCAACGTTCGGGGCACCATGGTGCGCGTTGTCGACGACGACGAACTTTCAATCCACAAAGAATACGGCACAGCCGACACCCCCGCCCACGCCGTCCTCACCGGCACCGCCATGCGATTCGGCCGCTACCGAGGCATGAGGCCCCGATGAGCGCCATAATCCCCACCGCCTACATCCCCGGAGAGGTGCGTAAATATTTACTCGCCGACGAGGAGTTCATCCGGTTGCTGCATGGTGGTGCCATCACCTGCCGCGAAGTTCCCGACCCGCTCACCAAACCCCACGTCACAGTCAAAGCTGTCGGCCATCAGGGCGGCGACCCGCGGCTGCACCGGGTACTCATCCAAATCACCCCCTGGGTGCCCCGACCCGACGTCTCTCGCATCCCCGAAGACCCCGACATCACCGCATGGAACCTCGCCACCCGCGCCGGGGAGCTCCTGGCCAGGGCGAAAAACATCACCGTTGATGACGCCCACGCTTGGTCGGCTCACTGGGTGGATGGTCCCATCCAGCTAGAGGATAAAAACCGGGGCCTTGACCGAATCATCTATTACGCGCCTGTTCGTATTGGTGTTCACCTGCGCAGGCGCACAATCTAACAAAGGAGTGAATCATGTCTGATTTTGCTGATTCCAAAAAAGCCCACGTGTGGCTGGACGGCGACGCGTTCCGTGCCCCCGTAGGCACCGCCATGCCCACCGACCCGTTTGCCGCTACCCTCACCGGATGGGACGCCTACGGCGGCATCGAGGCAGGCATTGAGGTGACCGCCGAGCAACAAGTCACCAAGAAGAAGATCTGGAACAAACGCAATGCCATCTACAAGATCATCCGCGATGCTCTAGAGAGTGGCATGAAGTTTCGGGCTGTCGACAACAGCAAGGCCGCCTTATTGACTCGCCTGCAGGGTGGCAAGATCACTAAGAAGGGCGATCTCTACGTTGCCGAGCTTGGGCTTGGTGAAGAATTCGCCTTCTTCTGCCGGTTCGACGACGGCGTTTCCAAGATGGCGTTCTACTGCCCTCGCGTGACGCTGGCGTCGCCGGCGAAGCGCGCCACCCTCGACGACCAGAACCTGGATGGCTGGGAGTTTGAAAACTCCTTCCTTGAGGGCTACGAGGAAGTCATCCCCGAGCTGCCCGCAGGCATTACCGTGCCCTAATGGCAAATCCTTCATGCCCATTTTGCGCAATCATCATGGGGGAGGGTTGGGCGCGGGAAATCTACCGCGACGACCATACCGCGGCGTTTTTCCCACTTCGGCCCGCGACGTTCGGGCATACCCTGGTGGTGCCACGCCGGCACATACCCGATATTTGGGAGCTGCCAGAAGCTGACGCCGCGCGCCTATCTCGCGCTGTCTTGCGGGTTGCTGCGGCGTTACGTGCGGCTGTCGCCCCAGCCGGGCTGAATATCATCCAGTCCAGCGGGGCGGCAGCAACTCAAACCGTCCCTCACTTGCATGTGCATTTGGTGCCGCGCTGGGCAGCGGATGCTATGGGCCCTATTTGGCCGGCTAGGCCTCCCAGCTACCCGCCACAGGCGCTTGACAACCTCCGTGACAAGCTGGCTGGTCTTATGGCGAGTTAGGCGCCAGCTTTGCCTAAAACCCTTATTCCTTCCAAACATTAGGAGAAACCACTTATGGAAAAAATCGACTTATTCGAGCGTGCTCTTGCTATCAACGGCGGCGACCCTGTCGCCACTACCCTGCTTGGTGTTGACCTGTCGCTACGTCGGAATTTCACTGGCCAGGAAGCACACGAAATTGTTCGGGCGTTGTTTGACCATGCTGACGAAGCAGTGTATGACCAAGCCACCCGTGTTATCGCCCTGGTGTCTGACTCCCCCAAGAAAGACCAAGAGGCGTTCGTTGACCAGCTCATGACGTTAAGTCTCGCCGAGGTAATGAGGATTTTTGATGTCATCGGTGAGATCTGCGGCTACCGGGATGCCGATGGCAATTTTTTTCCTACATCCTCCAGCTAGTTAACCCCCAGGAGTTTGCTAGGCGGCTGGTCGGGTTCCAATCCAAATACCACCTGAACTACCGCCAATGTCTGGCAGAAATGTGGTGGGTCGATCTGGCGATACTCGCTGATGGGCTGGATGAGTGGACCCCCACTGACGAAAACGTCGCTCGCCTGGTGGACCGGGAGGATTACTGGCTGAACTCCGAATACCGGTCGTGGATCACCGACCCAGACGACCCCGAGGTGCAGGCGGAGAAAACCCGCCAGAAACTACTAGGAGTGAAGCCCCCGGAACAACCGCAGTTATGGCCTGTCGCGGTTCGTCCACCAGCGCTGCAGCAGCAGCTGGTGCAGGTGGCCGCTCAGGCGGCGGAGAAAATAGCTAAACCGTCAAGAAAGAAGATCACCATCACGGAGTTTCTGCGCATGCGCGGCAACTAGGTGGTTACGAGGAGGGCATAATGGCCGGCGGCAAAATTGATATTCTGGTTGAACCGAACACTAAAGGATTCAACAGGGCGTTGGAATCCAGCCTGGGCAGCGCCCTGGGCATCGCTGGGAAACTCGGCGCAGGCATCGGCGCCGCCCTCGGCCTTGGCAGTGTTGCCAGCGATATCGTGTCTGTCGGCACCGAGTACCAAAGCCAGCTGAACACCATGGCTGCGGTGAGCCAGGCGACCGCGGGGCAGATGGATGCTGTGCGCGCCAAGGCCAGGGAACTCGGCAACGACATTAGCCTCACTGGCACGTCGGCATCTGATGCCGCAGCGGCCATGACCGAGCTCGCCAAGAACGGTCTAACCGTTGCCCAATCCATGGAAGCTTCCAAAGGCACCTTGCAGCTGGCTGCCGCCGCCCAGATTGATGCCGCCCAGGCCGCCACCATCCAGGGGCAAGCGTTGCAGGCGTTTGGTTTGGGCGCCCAAGAAGCCGGCCGGGTATCCGACATTCTCGCCGGCTCGGCGAACGCTTCTGCCGCGGAGATCACCGACGTGGCCCAGGCCCTCCAACAAGCTGGCACGGTGTCGCACGCTTTCGGCGTGAGTATCGACGACACCGCGGCAGCGATCGCCATGTTCGCCAACGCCGGCATCACCGGCTCTGACGCTGGCACTTTGCTGAAAACTTCCCTGCTAGCGCTCACTGATCAAGGCAAACCCGCGCAAAACGCCATCCACGACCTGGGCCTAACCGTCTACGACGCTAAGGGAAAGTTCGTAGGGCTGCCGTCCCTGATCGGCCAGCTGAACGCCGCATCAAACCGCATGACAGAGGAACAGTATCAAGCGGCGACCGCCACCCTGTTCGGCTCCGACGCCATGCGTTTCGCTTCTATCGCTGCAGGTAAAACCACCGAAGATTTCAATGCCCTCAAGGAAGCAGTCACCCGGCAGGGGCAAGCCGCCGAGGTAGCCGCCGCCCAAACCAAAGGCCTACCGGGCGCCCTGGAACGCCTCGCTAATGCGAAAGAAGATTTGACTCTTGGCCTATTTGAGGCCCTCCAGGATGACTTGGTGGCCGCCGCCGACGCCGGTACTGCCGCCCTCGGCAAGATCGGCCCCGCCGCCGAATCAGGCATCCACCTAGCTTCAGACGCAGTACATGGGCTTGTTACCGCCCTCACCCCCGTGGCCGGCCTTGCATCCGCCCTCGCCAGCGACTTCACCGGCCCATTGCTCGGCATTGCTGCCGTCATGGCCCTGAAAAACTGGACAGACTTCCCCACGAAGATTCAGCAGGCCACCCAGTCGATGGCTACGATGAAACAGGGGGTTGCTGACCTGCAAGAATACTATCGAAAAGGCCACAAGGCGATCAGCGAGTTCGACGCGAAAACCCAATACATGATTACATCATCCAACGGGTTGACGCAGGCCTTAGGTAGGTCGCGGGAGGCATTCAGCTCCGGGTCTGAGACCATGCAAGTCGCAGCTAAACGCTACTTCTACGCCGGTAATACCATTGCCTCCAACGCCGCGAAAATCGGCAACGCCGCCGCGGGCGCCGCTAAAGGCGGCCTATCCCTCATGAAATCCGCCGCGGGCGGCCTAGTAGACGCTTTGGGCGGCCCATGGGCTGTTGGCATCATGGTCGCAGGCGCAGTCATCGGCGGGTTCGTCGAGGCCAATCACGCCGCTACCGAAGCTCAGCGCAAGCTAGCGTCGGCAACAAAAGCAACCCAGGCCGCCCAAAATGACCTGGCCAAAGCGGTTTCCGGCACCACCGGCGCCCTAACCGAGCAGGCGAAAAAAGCGGCAGAGCAGCTCGCCGACGCCAGCTTGACCCAGCTCACCGCCGTCGGCAAAGCCCGAGAGGGATTCATCTCCCATGCGGACCCTACTCGCGCATCCTCCGAATGGAACAGCCTTTCCCTGAAGGAACAGCAGGAAGCGACGCACAGTGCATCTGAAATATCAGACGCCTATGAAGTGCTGAAAGCCAAGCTCACCGCCACTGGCCTGAGCATGGAGAATCTTAACAGCATCGTTGCCGAGGGCGGCGACGACTACAAAAAGCTAGTCAGAGAGCTGCGTGCCGCTGGTGAGGAAGGCGAGCGTGCCGCAGGCTACCTGGAGAAATCACGGAAGCAGATCGAAGACACCATCGCTGCTGCGCGCCGGGTTGACCCCGCCGCCGCCCAGGCTGCGAAAGGCATTGACACCTTGGCGAATTCGTCGGCCAACGCTAATGACCGGCTGACTGCCCTGGAGTCGATCATGCAGGCTATGGGCCTGGCCCCCATAGCAGCAGAAGAAGCGATGGCTTCCGCAGCTCAGGCTGTGGATGACATGGTGAAATCCGCCGAAACCGCGAACCACCCAGTTGAGCAGCTAGGCGAGAACTTGGGTGACCTGGCTGCCGGCAAGCTGGATATGACAAACGCTTCCGCTAGGGAGCTGAGCAAGAAGCTCTCGACGATGCGGCAGGAGTTGGAAAAGGTCGCCACCGCGGGCGGTAACACTAATGAGGCGTACCAGCAGATGCAGGGTTCCTTTGCCACTATCGGCCAAGAGTTCGGCCTGACCGCGGAGCAGGTCCAGCACCTAGCTGACACATATGGCGTGCTGCCCAAAGAGATCACGACCCTGGTTGGCGTCAATAGTGAGGGGGCCAAGAAAGAGCTGGCCACAGTGTGGGCCCAGCTCTATCCACTCGAAGCCGGCGCCAGTATCGAGGTCAAGGCTGTGGGTGACCAGGCCATGGGTGTGCTCAAAGACCTGGGTGTCAAAGCGGAAAAGTTGCCTGACGGCATCAACATGAAGCTGACCGCCACCGACGCTGACGCTGTGGCCAAGCTCGGAGAAGTGGCAGCGAAAGCCGACGCTATCGGCGACAAACCGGTCGACGTGAAACTACTGCTGGACGACACGAAGTTCACGACCAACGTAGCAGCTGCCAAAAACCTGGTCGACGACTTGGCAATCCAGAAGCCTTCCCCCCAAGCGCAGCTCATCATTGATGATTTCCTCAAGACTGGGGAGATTGCCAAGGGTGACCTGTACTACTTGACAGGCTTGTCAGCCCGCCCCCAGGCTGAACTGAATAAGGACCTGTTCGATGCCGGGTTTAACACAACCAAGGAGCAGCTGGACTCGCTTACTCGTACCACGGCGATGCCGACTGTCGACGCGAACACCGCGCCCGCGCACAATAAAATTCGTGATCTCTGGAACGCCCTGGTCTCACTGACCGCCATGGGGCCGGTAAATGTTATAGGCATAGCGGCGAAAGCCACCGGGCTTTCAGGAAAAGCGTCTGGTGGCCGCCTGCCAACAGCCGGCCCCGGCACCGACACTACCGATGGCATCCTGGCGGTCAACCCCCAAGGCGCTCCGGTGGCGTGGGTGGACGCCGGCGAGTGGGTCATCAACCGGCGCTCTGCTGACCAATACAACCACACCCTGCACCACCTGAACCGGGGTGATGGGCCAGGCGCCCTGGCGGCCCTCTATAACGAGCTACCCCGCCACGCTGCAGGTGGGCGGGTGCAGAAAGTCAAGGCCGATCTGGCCCCGCTGGATGGCACCCCCTACATCCTGGGCGGTTTTTCCCTGGCCGGTGTGGATTGCTCCGGCGCTGTGAGCGCCGCGGTGAACTCGTGGGAGAATGTGCCGATCTTCCAGTCCCGTATGAGCACCGCCACGGAAGGCCCGTGGCTTGCTGCACACGGTGCCCTGCCTGGCCGCGGCAACCCCACCGATTTCCAGATCGGCTGGTGGGATAACGGTGGCGGCGTCAACGGGCACACCGCCCTTAAACTTCCCGACGGTACCTACATCGAATCCGGTGGCAACACTGGTGGTGGCCTCACTATCGGGCGGGGTGCCGGCCCTCTCGACGGGCGGGGTTTCACGAACTGGATGCACTTTTCCGGCAGTGCCGCTGATCTTAGCCTCCCCGCCCTGGAGTTAGCGTTTAGCAGCCTCACTGGTGGCGGCACCAGCGTGAGCTGGGGCGAAGCCCAATCCCTCCATGACCTGGCCATCAAATATCTTGGGGCGAGAATCTACGACCAGGGCGGCGTCCTCCCCCACGGCGGCGTAGCGGTCAACCTTTCTGGACGCCCAGAGATGGTGCTGCCCCCGACGCTAAGCCAGGCGGCCCGCAACGGGCAGCTGCAGGCCACATCCCCAGAGCTGGCCCGCGCCGTCGACAAGCTCACCGCAGCGCTAGCGACGGCAACCGCAGCATTCGTCAAAGCCGCGAAAGAGCTAGACGCACCAGTGCGCGCCGGGTCTAAAGAGTTAGCCGCCTGGGGCGGCGGTTTCCTCGGCAAAAGCCAGGTCGTCATCGACGCCGAAAAAGGCCTGGTGGATACCCGTAAGGCCATTGCCGATGAGTCCAAAGGCATCGCCGACGCCGAGAAGGAACTGGCCAAGGCCCGCAAGGACCTTTCGAAAACTGAGCGAGACAACGCCGACAAGCTCATCGACGCTCAGGACCGGCTGCGGAAAGCCCGTAGCAAAGACAAAGCCAGTGCCGAAGACATTGCCGACGCCGAACGCAACCTCGCCAAGGTGCGTGAGGATGCCCCGGAGAAATCCCAAGAGGCTGCCGAGAAGATCGCCCAGCAGGAAGAGAAGCTGGCTGAGGCCAGGAAGAAAGCCGCCGACTCCGCGAAGCGACTAGAGGCCGCCGAGCGCACAGTCACCGCAGCCTACTACCAGGCCCTGGCTGATCTTATCGACGGCGTGAGCGGGCACCTAGCTTCCGCCGCGGGGCACTTCGGTGAGTTCTTCGACACCCTCGGCAAAGCCGCCGAGATCGCCGACAGTGAGCGCAAGGCCATAGGGGAGCTGCAACAATCGCAGATCCGCAACAGCTTAGCGCTGCAAAAATCTCTGCTGGACCTGCAAACTGCGGAATGGGACGTGCACACTGCCCGTGCGCAGGGCGCTATCTCGGTGGCCCAGGCGGAGAAACAGTTAGCGGAAACCCGCAAGCAACAGGCGCTGCTGGGGGCGACCGGCATTGAGGCCATGGGCGCCGCCCTCGACCGTTTCCGCACCACGGGCGTGTTTTCGATCGGTCAGGTTGCCGACTCCGTTGTCGCCCAGACCGCCGCTGTGAAGGCCGCGGAGTGGGCAGTTGCCGAGGCCCGCGCCCAGGCGGCTGCCGACCAGCACGCCGCCACCCAGAAGCAAGCCCTAGCCCAGCTAGATGTCGCTGACGCCACCCTGACCCAGGCGAACACCGCAGAGATGCTGAGGATCAAAACCGAGGCGCTCACGCAGCAAACCGCCCAGCTGTACGGGTTAACACCCGCGGCAGCCCAGGGCGCCAGCGCCGGCTTTAGTGGCATCGGGAAGTTCCTCGGTGGCCTAGGCAAGCTCGCCGCGGGCATTGCCGGCGGTGCCGCAGGCTTCGCAGCCGGTGGTCCCCTGGGTGCTATCCCCGGTGCCACCATTGCCCTCGGCGGCCTGGGCGACCTAGTGCGCGGTGGCTTCGACCTTTTCAACAACAGGCAGTCCGTGAAGGAAGCCTGGAAAGGCATGGGCCTAGCCCAGAAAGCCGGGGTCGTTTTGGGCGGTCTGGGCGGTGGGGCGCTCGCTATCGGCGGCGCCGCGCTTACCCCCCAATACGGCGCCGAGGCAGCCATCGGCGGTGCCAAGCTGGCCGACCAATGGACCGATGCTGTCCTGGGCGGCATGGCCCACGGTGTGGAATCGAAGATCGCCGCTATCCAGCGGCAAACCACGGACCGTACTGATCGGCTAGGGCTCGCCACCGACGCCCAAAAACTCCTCCTCGATACCAGGCGGCAACAGCTAGAGCTCGCGGGCGCCGCGAAGGCCGAAGCGCTGAAAGCCCAGGTGGACTACGCGAATTTACAGAAACAATTAGCGGAGGCCACCACCAAGGCGGAGATCGACGCCCTCACCGAGGCTGCCCGCGTGGCGGCTACCAAGCGTGATGCCATGCTGGTGCTGGCGGCACGCCAAGCCCAGGCTGCTGAATCCCAGCTGGCGCACACCCGCGCGCTGGTGGAAGCTGCCCGCTCCGGCGCCACCCAAGCCGGAGTGAAAACCATCGACATTAACATTCGCGTCCCCGACGGTGCCACTACCTTCACACGTGCTGACGTTGCGCGCATCACGACCGAGGCGGTGCGGGCCGCCACCGGCGCCGACTATGTGAACGCCCGAATCTAGTTAGAAAGGGGTTGAGCTCGTGTATGACGTGACCTACGTGTCGCCTGACGGCGCATCCTTCGCTCTCACCGGCGGCCAGATCGAGGTCGCCGAGGGCGGCGTCGACAAGCTCACCGGTAGTGTCAAGGAGCGTGCTTACGTTGCGGTGGGCATGCCGGGGCAACTACTCGAATCGCACGTTATCGAGCCGATCCGCGGGTCGCTTACCCTGGTGATAGACTCCACCCCCACCAAGCCCGCGGAGACGCTGGCCTTCGAGCTGCGCAGGGCGTTCTCTCATTATCGGCTAGGGCAACTAGCAGTCGCCACGCCCCGCGGCGTAGCTAGGCTCCGATGCCGGCTAGACGGCACCATCGCCGACCCCGCCGAGGTGTACAGCCGCTCTAGCGGCCTAGAGCTGCGCATCCCCCTAGTCGCTGATGAAGGCGTTTGGAAGGTAGGCCCCTACACAGGCGCAGGCAAGATCAACGTTTCAAACTTCGGTGACGCCACCACCTACCTGGAAATCATCTGGCAAGGTGGTGGCCCCATCACCCTCCCCTCCGGCGCCACCCTAACCCTGCCCACCACCTCCGAACGCCGACACCTGCTCCTCAATCCCACCGACTCCTGCGCCATCATCGACGACACCGGCGGTGTTGACCACACCCTATGGCAACAAATCCCTTACCTGCCTGAGGGGGTGCCAGCAGGCGGGCAGCGCACATACCAGCTACCCGCAGGCGCGATAGCCACCTGGCACGTTTCCACCCTCGACCCCTGGAGGTGACACAGATGATCGACTGGACAGCCCACCGTAAACACCGCGAACAGGCCATCGCAGATACAGGTCAATGGGTAGGCTTACTCGACGCTGATGGCAGCCCCCTCATGGACCTGCCGCCCGTGGCATCCATGGTGGCGCCCGAAACCCGCAACGACCCAGGCTCCCTAGAACTTACAGTCCTGTGCCGCAGCAGCCGCGGCATCATCCACCCTGCCGTCACCGAGCTCGTCGCCAAACAACTTGGCGTGCTCAGCCCCGAAGGCAAGCTCGTTCCCGTCGCCGATCAGACTCGCTTCGTGGCCATAGAACGCGCCGGCGTGCCGCGCCGGGTGTACTGGGTTACCCACACCGTAGCAAGGGGCGACGCCGACGCCCCCGCCACCCTCACAATCCACGGCGTGGGGCTAACGAAGTTATTGTCGAGATTTCCTGCGATGTCTGCTCCGACCACGTGGCAGCAGTCGTTTAAGAGGTTTGAGCGCGACTGGGTGGGGCCGGAAAACACTAAGGTTGTGTTCTCGCAGCCCCGGGAGCTCGCGGGGATGAAAATGGTGACCGTCGCTGACGGCGCCACCCTCGACGGCCCCGCCGAGGCCACCATCCGGCGGCTGATTACCGAGTCGTTAGCGGCAGCGTTCCGGGTTGCTGGGATCACCAAGGACCTACCGATCCAAGTAGCGGCCACCCCGACGGGGCGTCCCTCCCCGCGTATCCTGCTACGCCCCACGGATGGGCCGCTGCTAGAAGAGATCGCCCAACCAGCCGCCGCGGCAGGCGTTATCATCACCGCCCGAATGTGGTGGCCAGGCGACCCGCCGGTCACCGGTCTGGCGTTGTCGTTGCCTACGGTCGTCGTGGCAGTTGAGCAGGCAAAGGAGACACCATAATGAGGCCCACGCTTATTGCTGGCGGCGGTGAGATGACCGTCGGCCGCCGCACTTCCACTTATGTGTATGGAGTTTTCCAAGTGGACATCCCTGAGGGTAAGGAGCAGGCCCAGCAGAACGATCGGCTGCAAGAGGGGTACGTTTACCGCCCAGATCAGCGACCCACGGGGCGGTTCGATATCGGCTTCGTCCGCGCCGACGCCCGTGTCGACCTCAATGCTCAACAGTCCAATCTTGAATCCATTATCGACGCCGCCCAAAACCGGGTCGAGGGTGCGGTGTTTTTCGAGCGTGACATCACGGGGCGTGGTCTGGGCAGGTTCTGCCCCGGCATCGACTTCACCACCGCCAGCCTCGTCGACGTGCTGATCTGGGGCAAAACCCTCACCCTGCCGGCACCCGCTATAGACATGACCAG